CAATATCAGCCACGAAGCGACGGCCAGATCCGCGGCGAGTGCAGCGAGCCATAAGCGGATCTGCCTAGCGAGTGCCGCATAGCGCCCTACGGGCGCGTATTGCGAAAAATTGAATTTTCATTTACTAAATAGTAAACTAGCGAGCATTGCAATGTGTGGAAACAATTTTCACCCTTCACATGAAGGATGGTTCGCGATCAGCAAAAAGTTATCAAAAACAGAGAATACATACAAAAACATCCTTACGCGAGAATTTATGACTATATACAAGTGCAAAAAGTGCACAACCATTATTTATTGTTGCGAATTTTGTTCGCGGTCACATGGAAAATACGTAATAATGAATACTACTTCCTTGTGCGGAGAACATTATGCGGGAAGTAAATTACTCCGTCATTTATCATGTCATCATGGCAACACTAGTTACGATTGTATGATATCGGGAGCTATTCCGAAAATGTATGGCAGTGGGCGGGGAGAGGGTGCAAAACACATTAGTTTGTATTATTTGTCAATGTTCCTCAGCAATCCACATTTAATTTTATTGGAATTCTCAAACATAGAATTGTTTGTTGACAGGGCACTAGAATTATGTGAGAAATGGTATGATCAGGGTTCAGTGCAATATATAGTAGATAGTGAAATTGATATATCGCGATTCGAAACAGAAGGAGGCATAATATTAGTTGATTTAATATTAGGGTGGGATTTTCAATGCGTGAGGTGTGAAATGGAATATGAATCAGGACTGCCTGCGATCGATATTGCGGTCGAACATTGTTTGAAATGTTTCGCGGAGGGGGAGCAAAAATAAAAATTAACACCGCAACATATCCTATACTAATGGCGAGAAATTCTTGAATAATATTTAATTAATTCCGCCATAATTATTTTTTGTATATTCTATTTTGGCCGCAATATCAGCCACGAAGCGACGGCCAGATCCGCGGCGAGCAACGCGAGCCATAAGCGGATCTGCCAAGCGAGTGCCGCATAGCGCCCGTAGGGCGCGTATTGCGAAAAATGAATCGCAAATTTGTTCATTAAATAAGTCCGCGGAAAGAGAAATGAATTCCCGTATATTTAGTGATGCGTATGCCCAGATGCTGGAATATAGGATGTACGAACATACATGTAAGAAATACGGCATGTATATTCATATTAACAATGATTATTCCTCCTTCTCACCAAAAGAAAATAGCCATAAACATCCTTTCATCCAACAATATATAAATATTGATGAATGTACGGTGTGTGGTATGCAATTTTATCTCTGCAAATTTTGCCCAAAAGGAAAATGCTTAGTTGTAAGTTTTAATACAACATGTAATGATCATACCATTTTGGATTATTTGTTGCCACATCTGGCGTTTTATCATACAAGAGGCGTTAATCGTGACATAATGTTATATTCGTACGGCATGATACTTACCAATTCTCTTCGAACGTCAATGACTTTACGTTTCAGGTCGATAGTTAGCACAACACCTCAATTAATATTATTAAAGTGGGTAAATCTACGTCAACTCGCCGATAAATTGACCGCAATTGATAACTTTTTAGATTGCAAAGAATTTTGGTCATGTTTAATTGGCGAGAGTGATATATATCATTATAATTCGGAAGAATATGGTCCGATAATAGTTGATATACTAATGGAATGGGATTATGAATGCGTTAACTGCGGTATGGAATATGATTCTGGGATGCCTGCGATTGATATTGTGGCAGCGCATAGTTCTGGGTGTCTTGCCGCGATTATGCAAAAATGATATCATCAACATTGCCTATACTAAAGATGAGAAATTTATTTTTTATAATTAATTAATTGCCGCCGAAAATAAAAAATAATTAATACGCTCCGCTACGTTCGTCGGTTTTCTCTTCGAGAAATGCCATTGCTCACCGGCTGATTTTGCGCGCGATAAAAATCAATTTGTAAACGCGAAGCATGAAGGTATCCGCTGCGGCGGATACCGACTTAGCGAAGCGACGGAACATCTCCGATGTTCCTAGCGAGCGGCATACGCAACCACTGCACAAGCCACTCTCGGCCCGCTATTTCCATTTTTCTTACTCTCCGCATTGTTCCCGTGGCCCAAATCGTCTTTATTTTTGTGTATAACCAATGCTCGCCCAATTATACTATGTGCGCCACGTATTTTAAGCGTAGTGGATTCCATCTTCTCTGATACAACACCCCTCTCATCGGCTAATATATTACCGAAATCGCCTATATGTCCTGTATCCAAACTTCCATGACTGGCACCTGTTGGATTATAATGCGGGCCGGTATTCATGCAACAGGAGTCTGCTGACGTACCATATGCTGGAAGTAGATTTCCATACGTATGAACATGAGCACCATGTTCTCCCGGCTCCAGCCCTGATAATTCAAACTGTATAGCAATGGTTCCTTTTTTGCTATTTTCCTTAAATGTAACAGTTCCACGCACATTCGGACATTCTATTGTTGGATTAATTACGCAAATAGCAGCTACGTCATCATGTGCTATAAACTGTTTCAACTCATCCCGAATTGTAGCATTAAACCATATTATCAGTATTATCAGTATGACCGCCGCCGCAATAATTATTTTGTATTTCAAAGCGGGATCATTCCAGGAAAACCACTCCATGTTGTATTATATTATCAAATTATACATTGTGTGTAATACAAAGTATTAAAGCGGTATATAATATGTCAGACAGTATGCAAACAGACACATACACAGACGGCGTCACCAGTACCATCGCCCAAAATACGTCTCCAGACTCTGCGGGGCAGCATGCAGATCACATTAAACGACGTGTTGGAGGCAGTGTTTCGGTAAATTCACACATTATAAACATTGGTGAAGAATACACATGCCTAGAATCAACAATACTAATCTCTGAAGACTATGAAATGGTTCCTAATGAAGAGATAGAACAGGGCGAATCAAAAGGTGATATATATCGTGAATTCGATCCAACCACCATTAAAACTGACTTAGCTTCATTAAGCAATGTTATGATTGTGGTTGATGTTAGTGATTTTGCCACCGATTATTTGCCTTCTGTGCGTGATGGCGTGGGGGGATTAATTAATCATATGCATCAATATGGTGTAAACACTAACACAAACATGCGCGCTCCGGTAGTATTCTGCTGGAATGAATATTTTGAATCAAGGAATCCCACGAACTGCGATACTGCGACGAACCTCGAATTAATTAACGGAATCGGTAAAGGAGCCGTTTCCCGCGGCAAGTCTAACTTTGTATTAATGATGGATTGCCTACGAGAATCACTTGAATTTTCCAGGGGGAAGTTCGCTATTGTAGTAATCTCCGCCGGCAATGACAATGTAAACGAGTCTAATGCTATTTTTCGCGGATTGGAGAACTTACGCGCCGTGGTAGATAAGCAACATGTAGACATTCATTGCGTCGGCATCGGTGGGCAACATGATATGATTATTTTGGATAATTTAGCGCGAATGGCTACTGGGCGTGGTACATACCAAACGGCGTCCACGAGTATTACGATAACTGACTGTATTAGTATACTTTGGCGTGAAATCTGCACGCCTAGCGTAAGAATAAATTTTAGTATTATGGGTATGGGTGCGAGTGATTCCACTCCGGATACGCACGCAACACCAAAACTATACCGCGCAAATGTAGACAGATCAACAACAATTTATACAGTGGATCCAAATAATGTAAGCAGTACGGTATCCGATATTACTAAGATAACCGCGCGAATGTTCGGCAAAGTGTCATCATTCAAATCCGCAGAAATAAAATTAATCTTGGCAGGCGGAGAATACCAACAAACTGGTGATTTTACCCCCGCCGACAGAAATATTACCGTTACTTTGGATGAAAGCGCGCAAGCGAATAGAGTGGATAACATTCATCTTATATTAACCAAACTCAAACATATTAGGCTTCAGCTCGATGCCATTACAAATTGCTTAAAATACGAAATGAGTGAGAACACTCTTCGCGAATTTAGAAACGAGTTAACTGTGCATGGATCCGCACTCCAAGCTCTAAATATAAAGGATATGATAAATGGATTTGATTTAGTAGAATTAAAATTTGTTAATGATCTATTTGTTTATTTCTCCTTGCTTTCTTCTATGTATGAACAAGATCTCGTGAATTCCAGTGGGGGTGGGGGTGATGACAATGACGAAAAGAAAGGCGTAGTGAGTGTGAGCATGGAAGATTATTCAAAAATAACTGCATTAGCCTTTTCATGCGAAATTGGATCATTAGCCACATTAGATGATAATGCCCTTATAACATTGGCTGAATTTGACTCATCTCATACTCTTGCCGACGTAAAATGTATCACATACACTCATAAAAATGGAACAATACGGGTAAGTGGGGTTATTGACCTTGCTACATACATTCGATGCAAATTATTCCCAGATCTCGTTGCATGTATAGGATTGCCTCCAGTGCAATTTTATGTGTATCCGGTTATGTTGCGCGGCGAATATTACACTATATTGCATAAATATTTCCCGGATAGGTTCAGCACTTCCTCGGAAACATATTTGCGATTGCTAGCGGTGGACAATCATCCAAGTGACATTAGTGAGTTATTATTTAATCATTGTCCTCAATTTGAAAAATCGGTAAATAATGCCGTTATTCAACTATCTGGTATGCAAACAATGCCATACGAGGCGTTTGAGCGCAGTGATTTATTCAAGGCATCTTTGCATGATATTCCAAATCCAGACGTTGCAATGTTCATCGGCGCGATTAATTATGTATCCGGTAGGCTTTCGGTTGAACGTGGGGTTGAACGCGCCAATGAATTCAAAACGCGGTGCTACAAACGAGCGGCTCTGTTTGCTTATAAACGCGCTCTGAAGAAAGAATTTGCGCAAATCGCATCCGTGAAATTATGTGAAATTCTCGTCGTCACATTAGGAGTGCGTGAAGATCTATATAAAGGCAAATTGGACGCCGTTAGAGCAAACACATCCCATGCTAATAAGAAGCATTTAGAATTACAAGCGCAGGCCGCAATCATCGAGGAGATGAAGAAGCGCGGATTCAAATATATTAAACCACAAGGAAAACGCACGGTTGGTGCATCGGGCAAAAGTGGCGCAACTAATGATAAGGCCAATGCTACTCGCAAAATAACCCCTGAAGAGATGAAGAAATATACAACCGCTCTCATTTCATTTATAACTACTCGGTTTTTGGATGCTGGGAAAGAATTCGGTGCTATATTTCACACGGCCTACACTGAATGGATTTCGGATCCAGGCGCAAATGGGGAAAGATTAACGGCATTTGCAAGACATTATTCTGATTTGTTTAGTTCCGTGGATGACAGCATTATTACGGAGAGGAATACGGTTTCTGCAGACATGGTGAACAAGGTGATTCAACATTACATAAGCGACGAGAAAAAGAAAATTATGCAAGAAGGCGAACGTGCGGATAGGAATGAGAAGATAATGGCGTTTGTTACAACAGATCGCGTATATGCAGCGGCCGGCCTCCTACGTGGCGCTTACTTAGGAGTTAATCTAAGCAAATATCTTGGAACACTATGTGAAGCTGCATTTGCACGCGAGTTTAAAGTGCCATTGCTCGAAGAAAAACTTTCTATGATCATTAGCGGCAGATTGATTACGGATTCTAAAACTGGACGTGTTTTATGTAAAAATTCATTTGACACACTAGATAACTCGTTATTGCTGGTGGAAGACATGCCATTGCATATTCGACAGGAACCGTTCACATACGACGATATGATAAAAGCGAGAGAAATCGCGGATAAGACAACGCGAGATAAGTTTCCGAAGTTGTATTCGCCAGCCCCGTTATTGCATACCACTGGGATCAAAGAAGATCATATCCGCGGATTGATGCATTTTTATATAAACAAATATGCTGTCGAGGAGAAACGGGTAAATTTTGGATATTGGAAACTCGGTGCAAAAAAATCTCGTTTGGTACGCAGGATGCTTGGTGGGCTTATTGATGAAGATAAACTGAACCGGCTTCTTGCTTCACCGCAATGATTTGTATAAAAATATTCTAGCGAGCGCTTGTGCGTAGCACAAAATAAAATTGAATTTGATATATTTTTTATACATATACACTACACACCAAGTGTTGCATACTTACCCCTCGTACCCTGAATGTGTATTCAATGCAAAATCAAAGCGCTGGAAACCATTGTCGGTTTTCTCGATGCATTAACGACTCATAAATTTGACGTCATCCAGCATACATATTTCGTCGCAAAGAAATATTGCATACTCAAAAAAGATTTCATTGAAGTCAGCGATAAATTATTAGCATGTGCTACAGACAAGCGCATTGGTGATGATCTCAGAAAAAGTATTAAGAAAGAATTCCGAAGAGAATTGGGTAGGGTGATGGAATTCATTTCGAAAATGAATGATTCTATAAAGAAAGCAGGTGTGGTGAAAGTAGCGAATGCCATTGTTGATATTGGGATTGATGATATTCCGAGTTTTGTTAACTTATCAAAGGGATTTGGGATGGAGCAAGCCGTCAGATTGTTGGAAGATACTGTTAAAATTAGCTTAGAAGCAGCAAAAGATATATGCTCAGTGTGCAAGAAAGTCGGGCAAACAATGTCTTGCAGCAAGTGTCGAGAAGTGAGATATTGCGGTAGAGAATGCCAAGTAAAGGACTGGAATAAACATAAGAGCAATTGTAAGCATTCTCCGGCGGATATATCCCTAAATATATCGGCGAATGCTCCGCATCTCGCACATCCACCGAGTTCGCGATCAGATGCACCGCATTTGCATATATATGATGACTGCGGAGTTGCTGTTGCGGATCATGAAGAAGTGATATTGGATAATGAAGAATCAAAAATGGAGGAGGTCGACTAACGCCATGCAAATAATTATTTTTTTATTCTTGCGGCTTAATTAATTAAATATTATTCGGGAATTTCTCACCATTAGTATAGGATACTTTTTTGCAATGTCACTACATATCCGCCGCAGTCCCCCATAGTTCCGTATATAGTATCAGCCGCGAAGGCGCTTGCACGAGCCGAGAGGGCGGAGTAGCCGTAGGGAGTGTATGCGAAGAAATATTGAATTTAGGGGAATAATAGTATTATTTACACAAATATTGCTGCCTAAAAACTAAAATGAAGGTAGAAGTTGTCGACCCCATGTATATGCCAAAGAAAGGCAGCGAACATTCGGCAGGATTTGATTTATGTGCTTGCATCGATCCGCAATATGTTCCAATGGAATTTTATACTACACAAGATTGTGTTGGAGATGAAACAATTGTTAATACATATTCCATTAAACTGGGGCCGTTGAATCGCATATGCATTAAAACAGGAATTAAAATTGCAATTGATCATGGATACTATGGAAGAATTGCTCCACGAAGCGGGCTCGCATTTAATAGCGGTATTGATACACTTGCTGGAGTAATTGACAGCGATTACCGTGGAGATGTTGGTGTGATATTGTATAATACATCAAAAAAAAATTCAATTACTATCAATAACGGCAACAGAATTGCACAATTGGTCATTGAAAAAATATATACTGGCGGACTACGAATTGTTAGTTCTGTTGCGGAATATTTGCCAACAGCGCGCGGTGAAGGCGGATTTGGAAGCACAGGTGTAGGTGCCATGGCTGGAGTGGAATTAATTGAAACCAATGCGGCGCCGAACGTAGAACACAACGTAGATGCAATGCTTCTCGATTCTAGCTGTGTTGATGCAAGTGCGGCATGCGCAGATGGTATGTGTTTTCGTGCTGGCAGAACTTCAGCTGCCGGACGGGACAAAGACCCTATTTAGTTTGCAAAACTAAATAAAGCGAAGCGTGGAGCTACGCAGTAGCGACATAGCGAAGCGACGGGTGATCGAAGATCACCCTAGCGAGCGCGCAACGCGTAAAAAATATATTTTTTAACATTTTATGAAAACTTAATTGCGTAGCATATCAGTCGAAGGAGAGTTCACTGTAAGTGCTTTCAGAAACTGTGCTGGGAGTAGTGACAATAGCACCCCCCGCTGCGTCTGAAACATCCATTTCCTGTTTATTCAACATAACAGTCTCATCATTCTCATCATCACTGCCAGCATCATCATTCTCAATCTTAATGATCTTGATTGGGACCAAACGGACACTAATGCCCTTTTGTTCACCATCGTCTGCGCCGCCACGTTGGTTTTGTGGGTTTTCATTGATATTGTAAACAATCTGGAACATTGGCGAAATGTGATCGCCGGGGTTCAAATCCTCCTCAAGTGAGATCTGAGCACCGCGGTTAGTTCGCGCGCATGTATCCTTAACAGCGGCTTTCAACCTACGCTCATATTTGAACTTGTCAAATCGCATTTCAAGCGTGTCAGAATCAGCTCCGAGCAATAGATTCTTTGTAAGCGCCTTTTGGGTAAAGCGTCTAAGAACATTGCCCTCAAGAATATTTTTGATGAAATCGATGAATTCGTGGTCGAGAATCTTCATCCGGATGTCAATATTGCCTTCTTCATTGCTAACATCGATGATTTGGCATTGACCTCCAATCATATAAATGTTGCCATTCTTGTTTCTGAGGGTGAATTCAGTCTTGCCTCGTGCACGTCCATTATTGATAACAGTATCGCTATTGAATCGTGCAAAGCCGAGAGAATCATACTCAACCTCGAAATTAATGTTAAGAGTGGTCTTATTCATAACAACGAGAGGATCAGCAGTGACTTCCTGCGCTTGAGTTTCAAGCCCAATCATACGCAAGATGTAATTAGTCTCATCCTGTTTGTTGCCGTCGAACCTCTCGCTATCAATGCTTCGCGGGAAATAATTGGCGGAATAGTTTCGAATGTGACCTCTAATATCACTTCCAGTTGGGCGTTCAACCAAACTAGTGATATCAATCACATTATCCTTGATTTGTTGATTGGTTTCAATGCTGAATCCACGAATCAATCCCTTAATAAGCCTTGGAGTGGTTACCTTTGCATTATTAGTTATCTGAGTAACACGGGTTCGTTGCGCCTCAAACGCCCTGAATGAACCAAATACATGAAGACCTTCATACTTGTAGTGATCGGCAGCATAACCGACAATCGATGCAGCAGTAATACGCTTGGCGTATGTTGCCATGGTAGTATTCTTTGCAAACCATTGAATATGCGACAGATCAAATCTATTAATGATATCAATACCATTCGCATGATTAGTATTAATAATCTGGAATTGTCGTGGAATGTCCTTGATATAAATGCAGACAACCCCACCCTTGATTCCATAATAAACCATATCTTGGCATGTAAACCATTCAACAATTCTCTTGAATGCGGCTTCACGTTCCGGCGCCTTGAATCCAATAACAAAGATATCTAAATCAGACGTCTTCTGTTCATCGAAATATGGGTCGAGCGCTTGTTGAATGATACTTCCGGAGAAGATAACACTCTCAAACGGAAACTTTTCACCCAGTTTTGCCAATTCAGGATTTGGTGATGTGGTAAGCATTCCGCAGGCGATTTTGTTGTAAAACCTATCTTCGAATTCTTCTTTGCTAACCATAACACTATCTCCAGGTGCGGGACGTTTGTATGATTGACGTTGAGATGCAATTGGTTCTGCATTCCATAGAGTCGCGCCCTTGGCTTCAGGATCTTGCAATACACCCGGAGGCGATGCAACGAAATATTCTTTATATCCAGGCTGCCATGCTGACATACATCCAGTGAAGAACTTCAAACAATTCTTCTGAGCGTTCAAATTGGTGATCATAGAATCAACCTCATTATTGCTCTCCTTGAATGCTGATCCAAAATCATAGTTTTGGAAGAATTTGAGTAGAGCGATCTTGCGATCAATATGACCAACAACACCTTCAATATTCATGCATTTGACTGCATCATAGAATACTTTGGTATCATCCATGGCAAATACTCTGTCCCATGAAACTAAATCAGGGGCGAATGAATACATTGGCCAAAGATATACCTTGTCGGTAAGTTCGATCCACTTGTCGACCTTTGTAAGGTTTTCGAGTCGCATCATAAGATTTCCATATTCAACGCCTTCAATCAATGCTCGCAAAATAATGCGCATCATATTCTTGTTGCTTGCAACAGTGGTGCAAATATCCTTGAGAGCTTTTCGATCATCAGCTTCTAAATCTTGTGTGAGTATGATGTTAATCATATCCATATCCTCGGGAACCTTTTCGAAGCCATAATCGGCGAAAAGAGTCTCGTAAACATTAGGTGTGTGAACTTCGTTCATTGCAGCCATATCAGATAAGTAATTTAAGGGCGATAATCGAGAGGTAATAATACCTACCTCGCCCAATTCAATATTTTCCAGCTTCGATCCCTTCGGGATCTCCGCACACTCGCTAGGATTTGGGCGCTCTCGCTCCCACCGACCCCGTAGGGGTCTCCCCTTCGGGGGTCGCCACGCTCAAATCCGTCGCTTCGTGTCTGGTACTGACCGTATAGTCCTCTCGTTGGGTCCAGTAACCTAGACCTATGCCCGCGAAGCATGGAGCTGCGACCGAAGGGAGCTGCGACCTACATTCACTATGTAGGGTTATGAAAGAATATACTATATAGGGTTATGAAAGAATATACAGTATTTCCCTACTAGATCCTGCATTCAAATAGTATTGAATCACACAAATAGTCATAATAGTATATAAAGATGGCCGAAGCGAGTGGTAAGAAAGGAATATCTTCAGGAACATTCGGCTCTGTTGCATACGACGAATATAATCCAAAAATCGCCATTAAGAATTGTGGAAAGGATTGTTTTGAAGCATCAATCAAAGAAACGAGTATATTATCATATTTGCAGCATCCGAATATAATCAAACCTCTTTCAATAAATTATTCATATGACGGGAGTTGTAAAATATTTATGGAACGATATGAAGGCAATTTATCTGGCACGGCTTGGTTAGAATGTGCAGCGCGGATAAGAAAATCCCCATCGACTCAATTGCTTAGAATGGTCTTAGAATTATCTTCGGCCGTTGATTATATGCATAAATGCGGCATAATACATGCAGATTTAAAGCCCCAGAACATTTTGTTTGAAACGGTTGAGTGTGGCGGTGGCAATAGCCAAGGTGATAATAGAAACAGTAATAAAGAGTACATTCAATACAAAATACGGCCGATAATTTGTGATTTTAATACATCCATTTTAGAACCGCTCGATACGGTCTATACGCGGATTCAGACGTTAAATTATAGGGCGCCGGAAGTTAATGAAAAATATCCACAATCCCGCAATATATACCGATGCCATATAAATGAGCGTATTGATATTTGGAGTTTGGGTTGCATTATTTACGAACTTTTTACAGGAGATTTATTTATGAAACCATCGAATGATGGAGTACCAAGCTGGCTTGCTGCGGCTAAAGCATTCAAACTGCCACTAGATACAACTCTCGTTAACAATAATTGGGCAAGTGGAATAAAACAAATGTTGTTTTCAATGACTAGTTTGGACGTTGAATCGGCGGTAAGGGAAATGATCACCGGCACAGAATGGAAAGATAGAATGAAGTTGAATATTAAATACGGCAGGAAGAACGAAGAAATATCCCAGTCGATGTTAGATTTGTTTGTTGAAATTATTTCTGGATGCTTAGTGCCTGATCCATCATGCCGTCGTGGGTCCAGCGATTTGTTTGTGTTTATGAGAGATACGTGCGCTGATATTATTGATTTATCGATGTCGGCAGAGATCGCTATCCCACCTTCGTCGCAATTGCCACGCTTTCGTGTTGGTTTCTTTGAAAGCATTATAAATGACCATTTGAAGCAGATTACTGTGCGCAGCAATGATACAGTGGCGAATAATAGTGTAGATGGTAATATAGCACATTTACACGAATTTATGCGAGGATATCCTTCTGCCCATTTGCTAAGCAAGATCATCGAACTGAAATATTATGAAAAGAAAAAAATCAAGAAATTAATGAATAACAATGGCCTACATATATCGTTGGCGGCATGTGTTCTAAGTGGCATGCTTCTTGAAATTAATGATGTTTGCAATGAAATCAAACCCTATTTAAATGACTCAAGTCAGCTGATGGAGATTACGGCGACTTTGTCAGGAGACTTCCTGTAACGCTACGATCCCTGCGGGATCTGCGCTCCATTCGCTAGGGTTTGCGCGCTCTTGCTCGCGTTGCTCGCCACGCGCAAACACCGTCGCTCATGGCTGGTCTAGTATAATTGCAGAGTAATTAAATATTATTCAGGAATTTCTCACCATTAGTATAGGATGCGGTGATGTGTTATTTTTTGCAGCGAGGTAGTGTTGCCGCCAAAATTTGAATCCGGCCCGTATATGTTGAATTGCTGTTTGCAAGACCAGCCAGTGAGCGACGGATTTGCGCAGCAAATTCGAGCGAACGTAGCGAAGCGACCAACGGGAGCGTAGCGTGATGGTAGGGTGGAGGGATTTAGTAGCCTCAACAGTAAAAATGGGTGAAGAAGGATCAAAACTTAAAATCATATGCAAAATGTGCGGGGAAGTAATAATACAATCTCTCAACGAGGTTTATAAGATGTATAATAGTAGTTCCAATTTTTACTTTCATTTCTCTTACATAGAAGATCATGTAATGAGGCACAAAATAGGATTAACACCTGATGTAAATGGACATATGATATACACCAGAAATGGAACGGCTTTATATGTGGTTATCAGTAATGCAAATAATGTCCGTGTAACGTTTCATTGGCAAAATGTATGTGAAATATTTCCGCAATTTTTATTTGTTGGCGCGGGTGAGAAAATTATTGCTGAAACACACGATAGATTAAAGAAATACATTTTTCCGCAACAGACGCATATTAAATTTGCTGAATATTCTTCAAAAATAGAAGAATTTTTCCATGAATATGAAAAAGAAATAATTATGTGGAATTATACTTGTTTATATTGCGATGAGGAGTATGAAGGCGGCTTGCCGTCTGTAGAAATGGTGCTTGGTCATTTAGCCATATGTGAGGGAATAGATCCTGAATATTCCTTCGCCGCCAAATAATTATTCGCATGTATACACACAGTACCATCCGCAGTAATTGTTCACGGTAACAGCCGCGAAATGACGGTCCGTAGCGAGCACTTGTGCGTCACACAAAATTGAATTTTTTGTCTGTTGTTCTATACTAAGCATGGATCCACGCAAAGAATCTGTGCCGCGTTGGTTAATATTATCTTTCGAGACGATCAAAATATCGTCGATTGGGTATCTTATAAAATCAAAGTGCAAATCATGTAACGCGTCGTTTCCAGACATACTCGATTCAAACCACCACGCGTATGATAGTTTGATGACGGCGATATGGATGTGCAATAATTCCGCCGCTTCATATTTTAAACATGAAGTCTATAGACACATATTAAAACATAAAGAACAAAAGTATACTCATTCCGACAGAATGCAGATTTATCATAAGGCCGATGAGAATTTCTACATAATATTGCGTAATCCTTTCAATGGAGCCGCATTTTCCATTAGATGGGATAATATTCGCGAAACATATCCACAATTTTTATTTATTGATTGTGATATAGAGAGAACCGATAAATATCACAGCTATGTATACAATGAACTGACTCCAACAAACTGTATAGGGCCAAGAATGCAGGATGTATGCGATGATAGCGATTTCTTTTCGGAGTATGTTGGGGAGATTATGGGGTGGAATTATACTTGTTTATATTGCGGAGAGGAGTATGAAAGCGGTTTGCCATCTGTGGAGATGGTGCATGAGCATCTGAAAGTGTGCGTCAAATTATGATCCGCGCCAAATTATGTTCACAAAATCAGCCGCGAAGCGACGGATTTGAGCGTGGCGACCGCAGGGAGCATAGCGCTCAAATCCTAGCGAGCGTTTGTGCGAAGCACAAAATATTGATTTTTTATATATTAGGGGTAATTAATTATCAATGATCCCTACGTGGGTGAAACTCGTTTCCGCAATTATTGAAGTAAAGAAAAAACCGCTTTATATGGAAATAATATGCAAAATTTGTGGCGATTTAACTCGTAGGGTATTAGTTGATATTGCTCCATATAATCCTAAATCAGGCGCTATTGCATATTACATACATGATGCTTATAGCCATGTGATATTGCACAAAACAAAATTAACGTCTAGAGTAGAAAAAATTCAGTTATATGAAATCAAAAACTCTGAGTTTCGCATTTATCTGAATGATAGCATTAACATTTTGTTTGTGGATTGGAATGTTTCAGAGACGATGCCACAAATTCTGTTTATTAATTGTGATTCGCGAGAACTTATGAAATTACATGATTATTTGCGCGATGAGTATCTCGGAACACTTGAAGATAGATTAAAACCTGCCAGTGACGTGGATTGTGTGATAATTCCTGAATACGAAAAAGAGATGATGGGGAGAAATTTTACTTGTTTATATTGCGATGATGAATATGAAGGCGGCTTGCCATCTGTAGAAATGGTATATGGACATCTGAAAGCATGTTCGCGATTACTATGATTGTCCATAAGATCAGCCGCGCAGCGACGGTATTTGCATGTGCTTCGCGCAATGCGAGCGTAGCGAGCGAGAGAGGCCAAATACTAGCAAGCGTTTTTGCGCAGCAAAAAATATTGATTTTTTATCATTTGTATAAATATCATATCGTGACCGATGCCTGATATCATACATTCTGTTGTAAATATTGCAGGTGGGCCCTCGTTATATACGATCGGATGCAAAATATGTGATTGTGTGATTGACAAAACAGAAAATGGATTCAATTATATGTGTTCACCCGAACTGGTGTTGGAATGTAATCTAAGTGCCGTTCGCCATCATATCAGTAGACACAAAATATTGTTAACACATTTTGAGGAAAAAATACATATATATTGTAATTCGAGTTCTATATTTTATATTAATATTCAAATTGCTGGGGGTGCTAGCCGCTGGCTAGAATGGCAAGCAATTTACAAACATATGGAACAAATTTTATTCGTGAATTGTGATACGTCAAAATTATTAGAGATTCATGAAAAATTGTATGAGAAATGTAAAGTTGATTCAAATTATAAACATTTAAATAGCAGTATATTTCTTTATTATTACGAAAAAGAAATATTCAATTTAGATTACAGTTGTTTGTATTGCGGGGATGAATATGAAAGCGGATTGCCGGCCAAGGAGATTGTGATAGAGCATCTTAAATTGTGTAATGGGCTATGCAATTAGTTGAGCCAAATTGTATTTGCAATCACGATGTTTGTTTGCAATACCAGCCGCGCGGAGACGGTGTTTGCGGCTTGTTGATCGTGAAACCAAATAAAGTATATAGTATCACACTCTCATTTGCCGTCTAGCAGGTATCGGCCTTCCATATAAATCGTACTGTTGATTCACTACCATTACTGGGGGCAAAGCAGGTGGTGGCACTCCTCTTCTATTTACAGGACGTGCAGCGAATATTCTACCGACTGCGTTCGCCGCAACAGGAACTATGTGTGGCGGTGCATTTCCGTACGGAACATTGCCGCGTTCTGCGTTGCGTTCACGCGCACCGAGTTTCATTTTCGGGTATCTCATCGGGGCAACATATTCAACGTCATCAATATTGAATGCATCGTAAACAATTTTTTCTAATTCATAACATTTGATCATCATTAATAGTTTTTCCACAAAATAAAGCTCTACTAAATAATTATATGCAGATGTGTCAACTTTACCATGCATAAAGTTAAGGAAATTGATACCATCTTTCATTAGAATCCGTCTCCTGTCTCTGCGGCCGTTAATGAAATTAACCCATTTTGATAACGAATTTAGGTGTTCGCGCAATGTTAACTCCAATACTGTTTTCCTGCGTTGAGTTTGTTTTTTTATTTCTAGCATTGTTGCGATGTTGGCTTCATTGGCTGTAAAATTTTGTCTTAGTGGCACTGATGTGTTTGTTATGTTAATAAATAGCATTAGGTCAGAAAATGATATCGGTCCTGACATCTCGGGCAAATCATTCTTTGCTTTGGATTTAATGGCTCTATATAATTCTGCGGCATCATTTGCGTCTGCGTTCGCTGTCGCCGCAGCTATTGTAGTTTTTGTTTGGCCAAACGGAGACATTTCAAATACCACTTGCGCATATATTGTATATTTCACAATTGCGCTTAGCTCTAATTGCATAACTCCCTGCGGTCGTTATGCGCGCTCGCTAGGAAGATCCGCTTATGGCTCGCGGGTCGTTCGCTAGGATTTGCGTAGCAAATCCTTCGCTCACTGCTCGCCGCGGATCTGTCCGTCGCTTCGCGCTGATCTTGCGACCAAATTCCGGCCGACTTCCGCAAAAAATAAAAAATTAACAGCAACACATCCTATACTAATAGCGAGAAAATCGAAAATAAAAATAATTAATTCGGCCCTGTAACCTAGACATGTGCGTGCGAAGCATTGAGCTGTGAAGTGAAGCGAAACAGCGATAACTTGTCATAAGATAAAGTTACGCAAAAATAAACGAAAATAGCGCAAATGTTCTGGTAACGAGATTAGTCACGAAGCGATGGGTTTGAGCGCGGCGAGCAACGCGAGCAATAGCGCTCAAACTCGAGCGAGTGCATTCACGAAGCGACCGTAGGGCGCGCAGTGAATAACGAATTAAAAATTGATTATAGAATAGAGTATTATATAATCGGTTACATATACCCTCTTTTCTGTTGTGTGTACGGCTATTTTTCAAATGGATTACATTGATTCTGCATTCGAAAATGATCCAAATTTATTGATTCACGATCCTGGTATGGAAGACGAAAACAATATTCTCAGCAGTATGCTTGATGGATTAATGCAACCGGACACCGAAGGCGGTGATGATGCAGCGGATGCGGTGGATATAGATGCATTAGATGCAGTGGATGATTTTGATGATTTTGGTAATACAAATATTGCAGACGCGGTAGATGCGGTCGACTATGTCGGTGCATCACCATCTCTTGTGACCAAACCACCCGTCAACCAAAATATTACCTTTGATGAGTTGTTTAATTCCGCTGTTCAAGATTCTACACAAACCTCACCCGCACAAACATCTGGAGGCGGCAAGAGTCGAAATAAATCCACAACAAGTGTACGCGGCAGAGATGCGATGAAGAATTCATTGGATGCATCGGACGCATTAGATGATGCAAATACATTAGATAATGTATCTATAGATATGCCATTTAGCAAAAATGAGCCAATGGATCCAGATCCAGCATTGCATGTAGATGATTTAACAAGTATATTGTATTCTGCATTCAAATGGAAGGGAGGGGCCGCTGGGCATCATATTCGCGCAATGAATGAATTCTATAACAAAGGTCTTCCGACCATCATAACTGAAATATTCTCGGCCGAAGCTATAAACTTACCTCATAACAATGATTCAACAGAAAAAGACAAAGAAATAGATACTGTTAGTTTTAGAGTTAAATTCGAGGAAGCAAGGTTGAAGAAACCTGTAATTAGTAGCACAAATGGAAAAGGCGATGAGGCTTTATTTCCATATATGGCGGCTATGAGAGATATAGATTACACTGGCCAACTCGTTGTAAAAGCACGCGTTGACATTGTTGCGGTCAAAAAGAATGGTGACAAAGAGACGATCTCAGTTCCCGGAATAGATAATTGGCAGATTGGAGAGATTCCCGTTATGACTATGTCTGACCGGTGTCATTTGAATGGTTTGACCCATGAAGAATTAAAGGCAGTTAAGGCCGATCCACATACAATCGGTGCGTCGTTTATATTAGGCGGCAAGGAGATTTCTGTGAATTGTCTAGAACAGTTGCTAATCAATAAATTACACTGCTATAAGAATATGCATGGGCGAGAACGCGCTCGTGGTACATTCCAGTCTAAACCCGGAGATTCTTTCGAGAATTCTTATTATATGGTGTTGAAATACTTAACTAATGGCGAAATTACAATTATGATTATGACGGAGAAGACTAAGGCGCTTGAGATCCCGTTTTATCTGTTATTCCGCGCGTTTGGTATGACCAGCGACGAGGAGATTATTAATACTATTGTGCAAGGTTTGGAGAGCGATGATAAAATCTCCCACCGCATGCTCCATATGCTTGAAATTGCTATTAATACACCCCGGCCGAAGAAAGACGATCCTGACTTTAATAAACTTCACAGCGAGATTAATCCAAACGTGATTCTGCGCATCATAGCTAACAAAATAGATAATGTAGCGCAAAATATGGATTATACTAAGAGTGAGGATGCTATTAAAGTGGTTAATAAACGAATCCGGCATCAATTAGACAAGTTAATATTTCCACATATTGGATCCAGTGAAGATGACCGTGTGAAGAAATTGCGATACTTGGCTGATCTGATTAACCAATTGTTACTAGTTGAGATGGAGATCCTAGAATCGACAGATAGAGATTCATATCGCAGCAAGAGAGTACATACAGCCGGTGTTTTGATATCAAAAGCATTCAAACAGCAGTTTAACTATCTTGTTATACGGGAACTTCGCCGCGCGCTTGTTCAGAATTTCGAACAAAACCCATGGGAAGAAGCCACACAGCCTAACCGCATAAAACAAATTGTAGTTAGTGCAGTGGCACCCGAATCACTGGCAAAAGGTATGAGTAATATCATCAAATCGAGTCAAGAAAAGATTACTATTAAACAACATGAGTTTACAAACCGAATTAGCACTCAAGCAAGTATTCCAAAGAATGATTTGAATTTGAAGGCAATTGCGAGTAGTATTACATCTCACGGCAAATCTGCGGCGAAAGCTACAGACCGCGCTACATTGATCAGAATGGTTCAACCATCATATGATTATATCATCGGTCAATCACATTCAGCCGACAGTGGTGAATCTGTTGGGATGAGTAAACAATTGACCGTAGGGGCCACTATATGTGAAGCCAGTAGTAGTAATGCATTAAAGTTGATACTGCTCGCCGATCCTGACATTGTTCGGGAATCATCTGTGTTGGACCCAATCGACAAACAGCGTGATAAATTAACATCGATTTATGTGAATGGCGATCATATTGGATTTTGCCGCGATGGTTATGCCCTAGCGCAGAAATACCGTATGGCGCGGAGGCACAATTTCATTGACCGTCTGACAACGATCGTCAAGGAATTACATACCCGTAAAATCTATTTCTGGTGTGATTTCGGCCGAATTATTACTCCCTTCATTGTGGTTTACAATAATCTCGCCGAACTAGACGCGGAAATCATGCGGCACCGTACCACGGGCGACAAATCCGATATTAAGTTCTCATTTAAGCAATGGACTAAATTGACGCGTGCTCATATTGATCAACTTCACAGCGGAGAAATTGACATGGACGATTTGATAGAAATGGGTGTCATTGAATATTTGGCGCCAGAGGAGATAGAGAATATTTATTGTGCCGAAAGCTATAACGAATTCGTGAAAAGCATTGGGGATATAGAATATTCTTATACACATGTGGCTATCGAGCAGAATATATTTGGGCTTGTTGAATTGAGCGCTCCTAACACGAACCATACACCAGCGACGCGTATCACATACTTCACTAACCAGAAGAAACAAACGTGTGGATGGTTTCAGTTGAATTGGCCGTATCGCATGGATAAAAACACTTCTTTGCAATACCACTGCCAAATCCCCCTGGTGTATGTTTTCGCAAATAACATTACATATCCAAACTCGCATAATGCAGTAGTGGCGTACCAATGCTACCGCGGAGATAATGTTGAAGATGCGTGCATTGGCAACAGATCGTCATTTGCCCGTGGGTTGTTTACAACATCATTCTTCAATTATGAATATTCTCAACTCGAAAATGGTGAATCATTTGGCATTGCTGATCATAGTAAAACTCTCGATCTGAAGAATAAGGAAGGTATTTATGAATATTTGGATGAGAGGGGGTTCATTAAAGTTGGCACGAAAGTCAAAAAAGGATACGTATTGATCGCTAAAAAGGCAAAATTAATGGAGCCGACGGATAAACATCAATACACCGACAAATCAGTGATATATAAGCTAGACAACCCTGCGTACGTTGAGGAAGTTTTCCATAACCGCGACGGCACAAAAGAATTCGTCAAAGTTAAACTTCGGTCATTTAGACCAGCGCGGATCGGTGATAAGGTTAGTTCGCACAGTGGAAATAAGAGTATTATTGCAAGCACGCTCGATGAAGCTGTTATGCCGTATTCTGAAACCGGTTTAATTCCCGATTTGATATTGAATCCACACGCGATCCCAACGCGAATGATTATTGGACAGTTAATTGAAGCCGTACAAGCTAATTTGGCCGCAAAGAAAGGATGTTTAATTGACGCTACTCCATTCAAACGTTTTGATATTCGCGAAATGATAGAAGAGTTGAAGAAATACGGTGTGGTTAATGGCGGCTATCATCGCATGTATAACGGCAAAACGGGCGAATGGATTGATACACTCATTTTCATGGCGCCAACGGGCTATCAACGTTTACAGAAGTTCATTATTGATGAGTCGCGTTACATTAACACCGGCCCGACGCAAGCACTAACTCGCCAACCATATGATGGTAAAGCTTATGATGGCGGTTTGCGATTGGGTGAAATGGAGGTGTGGGTATTTTCATCCCACGGAGCCATGCGTGCTCTGCATGAGAAACTTTATGCTCACTCCGACGCGATTAATATCTTTGTATGCCGTGTTTGTGAAAACCGAGCGTATGTTTCCGAGGAGAACAATATCCTGCAATGCAAATATTGCGGCGATGCTGCTGAAATCGTCCGAATCCCATCGGCGTGGTGTTCTAACTTGTTCTTCAACCTCATTAATGCAATGGGGCTACGGGCTAAGTTCAAACCAGAACCGTATTACAGGCTTGCCGAGAGTTAACATGTCGCTGACTGGTTGCTAGGAATTAGTAGAATATTTTTTTTTGTTGATGCTGTTGGGCGCAAGATCTAATCTCCCGCATGAAAAAAAAATGAAATTATGGCTCATATAGTAAAATGCCTCAATCAACCAAAGTAGAATTTTGCGTTTCGTTTGTATATCCCGTTTTCACGATATTATCTTTATGTGGAATATTTTATTTGATTATTGTAAGTGGTAAGGCAAGTAAAAATGAAAAAATGATCGCAGAATTATTGTTTCCGCCAGCAATTGTTTGTGCATTTGCGGTTCCTTTCAAAAATAATAAACAAGTGTCGGATTGGACTTGGGGATTTATATTTGTATGGTCAATATTTTCTGCATGGATATTATCTTTTGTGGTTGTGGGAAATGAACTTGGTGCAAATATCATTACCGGATTATTCACTATGTATTTCTGGTACTTTACGAATTTATGGAGAATGCGGCGTGAATGATGAAAAATAATTGCTTGACATAGCCTATACTAATAGCTAGATAAAAATATTATTTTTTAATTAATTCGGCCGGGGTAAAATATTGAATCCGGAACTTATCATACAGTTGTTCAGCTAAAATGACGGAACGAGAGTACATCGCGGAATATTTCGGGAAAGAATACAAAATTAAAGCAAGATCAGGAAGAAGATCAGCATGCGAATTAATGCATTCGCTGTCAGCTGAATGCACCCCAGATAATCACCTTGTTGTAAATAGAATAAGTTTGAACAAAATAAAGAAGAACGGTAAATTATCATCCAGAAGTACGTATTTCATGTTCAAAGATGATTGTATGCCGTATTATGGCCATGCAAAATCCACAAAATATGATATGTTGGGAGAAAATGATTTATATTGGATATGCAGACAATCCGGCGTGACTGATGACGAAATGAATGAGGTTAACAGCGATGGGTTAATGAGTGAAGTGCTCACTTGGAGTCAAAAATATCTTATTTTAATTGATGAGCATATGGAATCTGTAGAATTGTACGAATTGTTAATTAATAGTTCTTTAAGTGGATTGTTTGCGGAACAGAATAGACATATCTGGATAAGAAAACAAGATGCCGGATTTGCAATGGGGTTTTGTGACGGTGATGGGAAACCAGATAAGGGGATAGAACTTACGAAATATAGTGGATTATTGGATGTTATTCGTGATTATCGCATAAGACATAAGTTTCTAGTGCAGGAAATTAAAAGAAGGGATAAACGCGAACGCAAAATGAAAAAAATTGCGAGGAAATATTATGATCTTTGGAAATAACGCTGCGACGTGAATAATGAAAAATAATTGCTTGACATAGCCTATACTAATGGCGAGAAAATAATATTATTTTTTAATTAATTCGGCCTGTGCGATATGTTCCAGTAGGGAATCAAGTTCGCCATGATCCATAAATTCTTTTCCAAGGTGTTTCTCGAAATATTCGGCAATGGAAGTAGTTACCACATGTTTTTTTCAGCAGTGGTAGGATGCTGTCGTAATTCTCCTTATGTATCAATCAACCCCATCTTGCGGGATTTTTTGCTTGCCAATTTCTCTTTGATTTCGGTTGCAACTGGCGCATACCACATCGCATGAGGTTCTTCGTTCTTATCAGCCGACTCCAATCGCCTGGCTTTTTTATCGGCTATTTGTTTCATGATTTTGTCATAATCATTTTCGCAATTATCGTCAGACAACAAACGATCCACAAATTCTTTCCCAAGATGTTTCTCGAAATATTCAACGATGGGGGAAATTTCCCCACCAATTTTTTCGACAGCAGTCGGATACTGTCGTAATTCTCCTTCTGTATCAATCAATCCCATTTTGCGGGATTTTTTACTTGCCAATTGATCCCTGGTTTCGGAGGCAATAATGGACAATGTATATCCGTCAAGATTCGCATTTTCAGGGTCGGATTTCATCTCATTCATCACTTCTTCTCCGGACACATACACACGTGCAATTCCAGAAGCATCATCATATTCATAATCCTTCGGATCCCATGTTTTCATGAGCTCAAAATCTTCCTTTTCTTGCAATCTATAGGCCATATTTGCTGTGTATGAATGGTATTCAACTCTAGCCATGATGGATTCAATTTTACGCTGCGGGGCTAAAAGCCCCTCCGCTCGCTCAGCTAGGGTTTGCCTTCGGCAAACACCGTCGCTTCGCGTAGTGAACATAATTTAGCAACAAATATTGAATTTATGTTGATTATGTATATTACAGCATCGTATAGCAAATGGACGACATACCATCGCAAGATTTGCAAATTGGGGGAGAATACATGATAGTTTTCCCCGCTGGAAATGCATACACTATATTTGACGGAAATGGTGCATCACATTCAAACGCTTCTTTTAGAGTAAATTTCGATTTGATTATATATTGCGGGCGCAGTGATGTAGATGTAATCGGTGGCAGTGAATTGTTCAAATATTATCTTACCAGCGGGTATGGAGGACGCGAATCACTTCGAGTTGAGTGGTATGGGGAACGCGATCTTGAATTCGAGAAACAATTTCCATACTTTCCGTATGCTCCGTCCGAGAAGAATACAATGATATCACTCATTAATATGAACCGCCGCATATGCGAACTGGAGAAATCAATTCGTGAAATCGGCGGTAAACTTGATCGGCTGCTGCGCCCGAATCCGTCTTCATTGGAAGATTAGGGAAAAAATATATAATCTTTTTTACGTTATGGGGCATACGGTCGCTATGCATAATCCAGTTTAAGCCATTTGAATTCTCTAAACCATTCAATTTTTGCAGAATCTGTGTCGATGCCTTTGAGGATAGCATTGATCCACTTTTGTACCATGTTCGATACTCCTTTCCCGTAGATTTCATCCGAATATTTGGATATCAAAGGAACGCATTCTATTATGAAACGATTTTTCCAATCAGCCTTGCCAACATCAATAACTTTGTGAAATTTCACATTTATTGCGCTATTAATTTCTTCTGCTAGCTCATGTTCTGCCGGTCCAATTTCTGTGCGGATTTCTTTTGCAATATCCGCCGATCTAATGTTGTGATTCAATTGCTTGCTCAAACTATCAATCTGATCTTCGAGAAGCGATAATTTTTCCGCATTTCTGATGTTGAGTTCTTTTGCAGAATATGGAAAGAAAGGGAATTGTTTCACAAAATCGGCTTCTCCTTGTTCATCATCATTCGGAACATGACAAATATACACTAATTTGTGATCTATTGGATTTGTTTTCCAATCCGGGCATGATATATTTTTACAAAGTTTTTTGACGTATGAAGACGTCAATTTTATTACGAATCCTG